GGCAGATACAAGATTATTTTCAAGACTTAAAAGATTATTCTCAACAGATGTAATAATCCGTAACCAAGGCGGCAATCAGCTTAAGGTAATGGATATAAACAAAATCCAACAATCTGGAGAATATGAAAATAACTCTTTAGTAGATAGATTTAATAGGTTATACTCAACATCACCTACTTCATTATATGGTTATCAAAGTAACTTTAATTATCAAACACTAAGACCCCAATTATACTCAGAATATGACGCTATGGATACAGATGCTATTATAGCTTCTGCTTTAGATATTATAGCTGATGAAAGTACTCTTAAAAATGATATGGGAGAAGTACTTCAAATTAGAAGTTCAGATGAAAACATTCAAAAAATCCTATACAATTTATTCTATGATGTATTAAATGTAGAATTTAATCTATGGCCTTGGATTAGAAATATGTGTAAATACGGAGACTTTTTCTTAAAACTAGAAATAGCAGAAAATTTTGGTGTTTACAATGTTATACCTTATAACGCATTTCACATTGAAAGATTAGAAGGACAAGACCCAGATAACCCATCTGACATACAATATGCATTTGATCCAAATGGTTTATCAGCAGGTGGTTATGGTTATTATAATGTTCCCAATGCAAGTGATGTAAACCAAAATTCTATTATATTTGATAATTACGAAATGGCCCATTTCAGATTATTAACTGATACAAATTTCCTTCCATATGGTAGATCATACATAGAACCAGCGCGTAAACTGTTTAAACAATACGTTCTAATGGAAGATGCGATGCTCATACATAGAATAGTTAGAGCGCCTGAAAAGCGAATTTTTTATGTAAACGTAGGAAACATACCTCCTGCAGAAGTAGAAAATTTTATGCAAAAAACAATTTCAAAAATGAAACGTACTCCATATATGGATCAACAAACCGGAGAGTACAATTTGAAATATAATATGCAAAACATGCTTGAAGATTTCTATATACCAGTTAGGGGTAATGACACAGCAACTAAAATAGACACCACACCAGGATTAAATTATGATGGTATTGCTGATGTAGAATATTTGAGAGATAAATTATTTGCTGCTCTTAAAGTACCTAAAGCATTTATTGGGTATGAAGAAAATGTAGAGGGTAAAGCAACATTAGCAGCACAAGATATTAGATTCGCTCGTACGATAGAAAGAATTCAAAGAATTATGGTATCTGAATTACAAAAGATAGCATTAGTTCATTTATATACCCAGGGTTACAAAGATGAAAGTTTAACAAATTTTGAACTTTCTTTAACAACACCATCAATAATATATGATCAAGAAAGGGTAGCACTAATGACAGAAAAAATGACATTAGCTCAATCAATGATTGATAGTAAAATTATCCCTACAGATTGGATATATGAAAATATATTTCATTTTAGTGAAGATGAATTTGATGAATATAGAGATTTGGTTAAACAAGATGCTAAACGTTCATTTAGAATAGCCCAAATAGAGGCAGAAGGTAACGATCCATTAGAAACAGGTAAATCTTATGGTACACCCCATGATTTAGCTTCACTATATGGTTTAGGTAGAACTCAATCAGACCCAGGCAATGTACCAGATGGATATAATGAAAAAGTACCATTAGGTAGAAAGAAGAAAAATAAAACTGATAGAGGTACTCAGGATAACGCATTTGGAAAAGACCCACTAGGTAGAAAAGGTATGAAAAATGATGACAACGAATCTAGTAGATTAAGACCAACTTTTAAAGGTGGTTCTCCATTAGCTATGGAACACAAAACCATGCTTAAAAAAGCCCCAGGTCCAAAAAGAACAGGAAAAAAACTTGTTTTTGAGGAAGAAATTAGTGGGAATGGATTATTAGATGAAAAACAATTGAAAGAGTAAAAAATCTTTATATATTTATAAATAAACCTAAACCACACAGAATGAATATAAAACATTCAAAGTATAAAAATACGGGTATTCTTTTTGAACTTCTAGTTAGACAAATTACGGCTGACACTTTAGATAGTAAGGATTCCCCAGCTAGTAAAATACTAAAAGAATATTTTGTTAAGACCGAATTAGGCAGAGAATATAAATTATACGAAACTTTATTTAAAAAAACTAGTATAACAGAAACCAAAGCAGATATTACAATTTCTACTTTATTAGAATCTTCTAAAAGCTTAAATAGAAGTGCTTTAAAAAGACAAAAATATAATTTAATTAAGGAGATAAAAACACACTATGATGTTACCAAATTCTTTTCTCACAAATTACCTCACTACAAAGTACAAGCAGCATTTTATACTTTAATAGAAAGTTTTGCTCAAAAAACCACTCAAAATGCCCAACAAGTTATAGATAATAAGATTACAATTTTAGAACACTTAACAGCAGCACCTGTATCAGAAGAAAAGGTAAAAGAAAATGTAATTAAAGAATTCCAAGGATACGATAAAGATTTAAGAACCCTAACTTATAGAGTTTTATTAAATAAATTTAATGACAAGTATGAAAACTTGTTAGAAGGTCAAAAAGAAATTTTAAAAGAATTAATCAACTCAATAGATAATACTCCTAGACTAAAAGAATTTCACAATTCTAAAGTAGTAGAAATTAAAACTGAGTTAACAGAATTAAATAAAAATGTAACTGATGAAGTTACAAAAATTAAGATTGAAGAAGTAATCAAAATGTTACCTGAATTAGGTAAAACATCTAAAGTTAAAGATGATGATTTAACTAACTTGTTACAATATTACGATTTAATAGAAGAATTAAAGAACGCAAATGTACAAGTTCAAGCTTAAAGAAATAGAGGTTGGTGACACTGAAATCAGAGGTGGTAAAAAGTCTATAGTAACAGACATAGATCCTGAAACTGGAGCTATATCATGGGATGTAGCAGATGTAGCTGATTTTACTTCAACGTACAAAGCATTACAACAAGCTAAAGAATTTTTAGACACATTAGAGAAAACAGGTAAATCTAAAGATGATACAGCAATAGACCAATTTGCAGAAGAAATAGCAAATTTATTTAATTCATTTAGAACACACGTTAGAAAAAATTATCCAAAAGAATACGAACGTGTATCAAGATTAAAAGAAGGTGAAGTTGATGAAGGTGAAGGTATAGGATACATGACCCCTAGAGCTTTTGACAAAGATAAGAAATCTACAGGGGCCCCTGATATTTATTACTATAAACTAGGTTATAAACCTGTACCTAAAAAAATTAAAGGAGCAGGTACAATAGTAAAACAGTTATTTGAAAAAACCGACCGTAATGAATTTCAAAATAAAAGAATTGCGGCTTTTAAAGAAATAGAAGAAAGATTAAACAATATTTATCCTCTTTTATCTAATGCAAAAGATGAAACAGCAGAATATTACAATGAAAACCCAGGTTCATATGCAATAGTTTATTCAACAGATTACATATTTGAACTATTAGATGAAGTTGAAGCAAAATTAAAACAATCAGAATGAAAACGCTTACAGAACAATACAGATTAATTAAAGAAGACAAAGGTCATAAAGGTGTTTTCTTAAAGGAAGCCAAAAAGCATTTCCCTAACCTTATTAGAAATGCCGCTACTTTTAAAGAAGCATCTACAATACTGAAACAAAAGGGTATCATTTCAGAAAACTTTGTAGGTACTCCTATGGTAGGTAATCCATTTGGCAATAGAAAAAAAGAATCATACGAGAGTGCATTTGAAAATTTTCTAAAAGAAGCTGAGGTAAAAGCTGAAGAAAAAAAGGTATCAAAAGAAGTAGAAGAAGATCAAGAACATGCCTATGATGCTGCTGATAAGAAAGAACCAAACAACATGATTTTTGGTCAAATTCAAATGGGATACTATTGTGAATATAAAGATCCTAAAAACGAAGGAAAAACAGATCAAGAATTACTAGAGATTGTTTATAAAAACTTAGCTAAAGATCCTATATATTATACTAAAAATGGTCAATTTGGAGAACAAGATTTAGGTTATACTGATGAAGCACCTAGTTTAGGTGAACCTGAAGAACCAAAAGGACCACATAAAGCAAGTGGATATGGTAAACTAAAAGAACATTCGATTTCAATGGCAGGTGGTATAGTAACAGGAGGTGGATTTACTTCTATGGATTATAGAAAATTCTATGGTTTGGATGAAGCTGAAGGTGATGTTGATGATGCTAAAGCAACAGCAGATGAAATGGAGAGAGCAGCAGCAGCAGCCAAAGAAATAGGTAATACTGAATTATTTGAAGATGGTGCTCCCCCCCACATTGAAGCACTAGCAGATGCTGCAGAAGCAGCTTATGATGCAGGAATGGATATAGATGAAATCCTAAGTATGATAGAACAACATTTAGGTCTTAAAATGGGAGAATAACATGAAACAAGTACTTATTGAAACTCAATTATTTAAATCTACACCAGGTTTACTATCAGAAGGTAAAATGTCTGAAAGAGGTAATCCTATCGTTGAAGGTATATTAGCTACAGCTGAAATAAAAAATGGCAATGGTAGATACTATTCTAAAGATTTATGGAATAGAGAAATAGATAAGTACAAAGAATTAGTTGACCAAAACAGAGCAGTAGGTGAATTAGATCACCCTGAATCTCAAGTAGTTAACTTAAAAAATGTTTCACATAACATAAAAGATATGTGGTGGGATGGAGATAATGTAATGGGTAAAATAGAAATCTTACCTACCCCATCAGGAAACATACTTAAATCACTAATCGAAAGTGGTATTACTTGTGGTGTATCATCACGAGGAATGGGTTCATTAGAACAAAATGGTGAAATCATGGAAGTGCAAGATGACTTTGAATTATTGTGTTGGGATTTTGTTTCAACACCATCTAACCCAGGTTCATATATGACACCTTTAAGAGAAGGAAAAGAAAATATTATAAACCCATACACAAAAGCAAACAACATAGTAACAGAAATACTATGTGCAAATGGAAATTGTCCTATATTCTAGCGACTTTCAAGAATCCTCATATACGTATAATCGTAAATATGCTATCTCTATATAGCATGGACAATAAATAAAATCTATTACGTTTCCGAATAAACGTACTTTCCAAATTAAAATTTAAGGAACAATGGCAAAGAGAGACATTCTCAAAGAAGCTATCGCTGATGCTAAAGCCGTAAAAGAAACAGCTATCGCAAATGCTAAAGCAGCACTAGAAGAAGCTTTCACTCCTCAACTAAAATCTATGCTAGCTGCAAAGTTAGAAGAAATGGAATTAGAAGAAGAACTTTCAGACCCTGACATGCGTAAAAAAGATGACAAAGGTGTTGAAGGTGGAGAGGAAGAAGAAAAAACTTTGAATATGGAACCTGGTAATGACCCAGAGGAATTAGACGAAGAAATCAATCTAGACGAAATTTTAGCAGAAATCGAAGGTGAACTAACCGAAGAAGACAACATCGAAGAAGATGCCAGAACAGACGCCGAAGAAGAAGGCTATGAAGATGGTATGGAAGATGAAAAGGAAGACATGGAAGATGAAGAAGATGATTCTGAAGAAGAAGAAATCGACTTAGAAGACATGACTGACGAAGATCTTAAAGGATTCATTGAAGATGTAATTGCAGATATGGTTGGCTCTGGAGAGCTAGAAGCAGGCGAAAACTTCGAAGAAGAAGAAGATGTAGACGTTGAAGATGAAGTAGACGTTGAAGTCGAAGATTCTGAAGAAATAGAAATTGCAGAAGAAGAAGTTACTGAAGAAACTGAAATCTCTGAGGAAGAAATCACAGAAGAAGAAGTTACTGAAGAAACTGAAGTTAAAGAAGATGCTACAATAACACTAGAAACAGAGTTACAAGAAGCAAATTCAGCAATTGAAACTTTACAATCAGAATTAAATGAAGTTAACTTGTTAAACGCTAAATTGTTATACACTAATAAAATCTTTAAAGCTAAAAGCTTAACAGAAAGCGAAAAAGTAAAAGTATTAGGTGCATTTGATAAAGCCGCAACAATAAAAGAAACAAAATTGGTATTCGAAACGTTAAACGAAGGTTTAAAAGTTAAAAAATCACCAATTAGAGAATCTTTAGGTTCTGCCTCAAAAGCAACAGGTAACTTTAAAAACACTAAAAACCCAATTATAAAAACTGACCCAATGGTGGCCAGATTTCAGAAATTGGCAGGTTTAAAATAAATTAATAATTAAAAAACAAACTAAAATGTCACAATTAAATTCACTTTTAGAAAGCTCTGCTTCCAACTGGAAGAACATGCAGAGTGATGCTGCTAGATTAGCAGACAAGTGGGAAAAAACAGGACTATTAGAAGGATTTGACAACGAAGTTCATAAGAACAATATGTCAATGATTCTTGAGAACCAAGCTAAGCAATTAGTAGTTGAGCAATCATCTACTAACCAAGGTGGTGCTACATTTACTGCAGGGCAAGGTGCTCAGTGGGCAGGTGTTGCTCTTCCATTAGTAAGAAAAGTATTCGGACAGATTGCATCTAAAGAATTCGTTTCGGTTCAACCAATGAACTTACCTTCAGGCCTAGTATTTTTCCTAGATTTCCAATACGGACAAGACAAAGAACTTAACTTTGGTCCTGCAGGAGACGTATATTCAAGCCCAGCTTCTATGTATGGTAACACTAACCCAGGCGCAGGTGTAGACCCATCGGATGGTTTATATGGTGCTGGTAGATTCGGTTATTCTATTAACCAATTCTCAGCTTCTGTTGCTATGGATGCTCAGACAGGTTCTTGGGCTGATGTAGATTATGATGCAGATTTATCTGCTTCTGCTGCTGCTGGAGAGTTTACTGCAGTAACAGTTGTAGGTTCTACTTTAACTAGACCTGATTATAAAGGTGTTAGAGCATTTGTTGTATCTTCAGGATCATCAACAGTTGCAGCTTCAACAGCTTTATTATTACCTCAATATACAAGTACTGATGGTACTAGTATTACTTTCCTATTTACAGGATCTGTAGGTACTGCAAATGTTCCAGTTTCTGGTTCTACTAACCACATTCTTTATAACGAACAACCAACTGATAATAACAGAGGTGATTTCGAAGATGCTGCAGGTGCAGGTATTCCAAATAACCAATCAGATACAGCGTTATCTATCCCACAAATTGATGTAAAAATGAAATCAGAAGCAATTGTTGCTAAAACTAGAAAGTTAAAAGCACAATGGACTCCTGAATTCGCTCAAGATTTAAATGCTTACCAAGCACTAGATGCTGAAGCAGAATTAACATCTATCATGAGTGAATATATTTCATTAGAAATCGATTTAGAGATCCTAGATATGCTTATCCAAGACGCATCAGCTGCTGATGAGTACTGGAATGCAAATAACAACCAATCATTAAATGCTGCTAGAACAGGATATGATGATTTAAATTTCTTTAATACTCAAGGACAATGGTTCCAAACTTTAGGAACTAAAATGCAAAAGGTATCTAACAAAATTCACCAGAAAACTCTTAGAGGTGGTGCTAATTTCTGTATTATATCTCCTTCAGTAGCAACTATCATTGAATCAATCCCAGGATTTGCTTCAAACTCTGATGGTGATGCTTCAAAAGGTAAATTTGCTTTTGGTATCCAGAAAATGGGATCTATGAACAGCAGATATGACGTTTACAAAAACCCATATATGACTGAAGGTACAATCCTTATGGGATATAGAGGTAACCAGTTCCTAGAAACAGGTGCTGTTTTTGCTCCTTACATTCCATTGATCATGACTCCATTAGTATACGATCCAGACACTTTCACACCAAGAAAAGGTCTACTTACAAGATATGCTAAGAAGATGATCAGACCAGAATTCTATGGTAGAGTATTTGTTAGCGGATTAGCTTCTGTATAATAAGTAACTAACATAAGTTCAAAATTAAGCCTGGCTCTTTAGTCAGGCTTTTTTTTATCTTACCTTATTTTTGTAATATTTATAACTAAAACCATGGCCGATTTCACCCTTTTAATTAGAGAACGAGTATTACTTGAAGGTACCGAAAGAGGTACTGACTATAATTTAACTATTAAAAACATAGAAAATTATGATAATAGAATAGTTACAGTACCCTCTGGCAGTGAAACTACAATATTTGAGTACAGCGATAAACCAGGATCAGGTACATTTACTTCAGGTAGTTTTAAATATGGAAGAGTATCTAATTACTCCTCAGACACTTCTATCAATTTAAAAGTATCATCATCTTCAGAATTACTAAATTTTTCAATAGCTGCAGGTGGTACATTTATGCTTTCAACAAGTGAAATTACAGGAAGTTTAACAAATACTTTTACTTATGATGATATAATGGCAGTATTTGTAGAGCCATCAGGTAGTTCTGCTAAAGTAGAATATTTTATAGCAACAACTTAATTAAAGTATTATGAACATACCAATTTGGACAGGAACATCAACATTTGCTGCAGGTCAAACTCCATTTGGATTTTACGACCATCAAATAGATTTTAAAGCAGACGCAGATAAAGTAGCCGATTTTTGCGCCAGAAGACTAGGTTATCCTTTAGCTGATGTAGAACTTCAATCAGGTTCATTTTATACAGCTTTTGAAGAAGCAATTACAACATACGGAAACGAATTATACGCTTACAAAGTAAGAGAAAATTATTTATCATTAGCAGGATCTGATTCTACAGTAACAGCTAATGGGCAACTTATAACACCTAACCTAGCAGGAGTAGTTAGATTATCAGAACAATATGGTGTAGAAGCAGGAGTAGGTGGAAATGTAACATGGTACACAGGTTCACTGGAATTAACCAACAACCAACAAACTTATGATATGAATGCTTGGGCTGAAGCTAGTGCAAGTTTAAAAGCTAATG